GTACATGAACCAACGCCCAAGCCAAGCACAAATGATGGCATTACTTGGACTGTTGGAAACTGTATTAGGACTCATTGCCAGCGACAATTCCCTGTTCCAACGACTCAAAGGTGATTTAGTCAATGGCAAGAAGCAAGCCCAGGAACCCGGGCAAACTTCGCAACCCGCACAAGCATTACAACCAGACTCGGAGCCACAGGCGGCACAAGTTGATGAACCAAAAGTACAGCCTGGCATGCGTGGCCTAAAATAATTAACTCTTTTTCAACAAGTCTTTAATTTTATTAGTAGAATCCGCTGTTCTTATACCGACGGCGGATTCTTGCTTTTGTGGCGCTTTTTCCCAAGCAGGAGTACCGGTTGCTCTAGCCCATGGTGCTTTTGATACATCCATTGACCCCGTGTTAGTTGGCACAGATTCCTGATTAGATTTACGCTGTAAGTTGTTATACAATACATCTGCTGTAGTAGGAGCTTGTGGTGCGTCCTCGTCGAGGTCAGTGATGTGCAATGTACTAGTATTAAATTGTAATTCAACTTTAGTACCTACCGCACTAGAGCTACGAGTTTTCATAAACTGAATCTGCACACGCTGACGTTCACGCATTGTTATACTATTAAAGATACCAATAACGTTATCCGCTGTTTGAATCTTTGACAATCCGCCACTGATGTGACTGTGATCAAATTCTACACTTTCCACAGCACCTCGGTTAAGCTGTGAAGCGGTTGCAAACAAGTATTTGCCTTGCGTTGCCATTGCTCGCAGTTCTTCAGATACATACTTGTCTTTGATGAATAAATTTTCTGCACTAACTTTAACACTAACCGGATGCATAAGATCTAAGTAGTCTACAATAACATAATCCATTTTTAATCCTGTATGGATCTGAAATTCTTTAAGCCAACTAGTTAAATCAGTTACTGTTACACCCGGGGTCATTTGTACAATTTGTAGTCTGCCGGATTTTTTACCCGCCATTCTAACTTGTAAATCTACGTCATCTAAGCTTTTGTAAATATCTTTAGAAGACACACCGGTTAGCATACTGTCGATACGTTTACTACAAAGTCCTTCAGCCAATTCAAGACTAAAGTAAACACCGTTAAGTCCCTGTGTCGACCAATGTAGTGCAAGGTTTTGCAAGAACAAACTTTTACCACCGCCTGACGGTGCGGCAAAAATGTTTAGTTCGCCGCGGTTAAATCCACCATATAACTTTTCATCGATGCTTTTCCATCCTGTGCTAACTTGTCCGTTGTTATTTTTTAATGCTTCAAGTCTACCACGGGGGTCTTCAAAATAATCTGTACCAAAGCTCTTGGGCAAGCCGATACTAATTGCGTCCTTGATTAATTTTTCAACTTCACCGTAACGATTATTGTCTGCTAGTTCGGCGCCTTTATAGATCGCATTTACTATGGCTTTGTGTCTTGCAAACTGTTCAAATTCTTCTAAAAAATATTCCTCGCCTGCTACTGTATTTGCTTCGGGTCGCAAGATTAAATCTATACCTGTGTGCGCTAATACTTGTGCCGGAGTAGGGCAGTCATTATACTTGTTAGAATATTCTTTAATAAAAGCAGACGTAAGTCGCAGGCTCTTTGAAAAGTATTTGTCATCTAAAATGTTTTGGCATCTCGCCAGCAACTCTCTGTTTGTAACTAAAAATTCTAAGTATAGTTTTTCTGTATCAATTGAATATTGTTTTTCACTCATTTATCGTTTCCCCATCGCAATGCCGTTACCATTGCATGTTCTTTTTCTTTAAATTTAAAAATCATATAGTCACTGCTTAACTCAGTGACATAGTTATCTCCTGGCAACCCATAATTTTCGATTACCCATACGCATACATTATTCCACCATGCGTCAGTGTCTTGATCCGTGGTCCAGTCTTTTCTGATGTGATACTTATACACCTAGTCTCCGTGCCATTAATCTAATCTTTGTGGGACTGTGTTCTGCTGCCTGTAGTATAGTATGTATCGTAAATAATCTTCCGTATTTGGCAACTGCATCCCCTACGTCCTTGCAGTTTTCCCACTCGGGAAAACTTACACTCCATCCATAGTCTGCCGCTTGCTCTGCTAATAATCTGCCAGCCGCATCCTGATCGGGTATTACTATAGGCTCTATGTTCAAGTCCTCTATTAACTGAACTTGCTTACTGTTCATTGAATTGCTACCGATAGCAAGGCCGCTGGCCAGTAACGCATCAAGCTCTCCCTCGCAGACAATTACATACTGTCTCTGTTCGCGCTGATTATCAAGACCAAAGACATAGTTAGCAGGGCATTTTTTAATATACTTGCCGTACTTCTTTTCATCTGCTTGTTCACCTATATACCTTGCTGTGTAACCGACTAGTCTATTTTCATAAGTAAAAGGCAAAATAATCCTTTTGTTCATTACCCTGTATTCATCGTCGGTTTCCAACCATGTAGCAAGATTTAATAGTTGTCTAGACTCTAAGTAAGCAATCTTATCGGGGTCTTGTACGGGTCTTAAATCAAACTCTACATCATAATCTGGCCAGTCTGGAACGTAAGTAGGTTCGGGCTCGCGACGGTTAATGTACTCAGTGTCAACTTGTGCCAGCAATTCAAAGTTTAGTCGCTGAACTTCAAACTCATCAAACCCTAACTGTTTAAGTAATTTTCTAAATTTAAAACTTAGCGTTCGCCCTGGTTGCCATCCTGTTTTATATTGACAGTTAAAGCAATGGTAACTTACTGCACCATCAGGATTATACATCAGGCCGCCGCGGCGTTTTGAATCTGCGCGGCTTTGTCCATTGACTACACACATGGGACAGTTAAATGACACCCATCCGTTAGGACTGGGCTTGCCAGTTATTCTGCTTCGTAGTAATGTTTGTAAGGCCATCATGACCTTAGTATTTTAACTTCTGTATAGAACTTTGTCAACGGTTCCGGTGTTATCAGCGGCAGGAGTATATTGAATTATTACCCATCTATAGCTTCCTTTGAAGTTCCATCCCTGGATCCAAGACTGCTGGGTGCCATCAAATATAATTTGATAGTTGTCGTTTTCGAACTTGATAGGTACGTAATTTACACTGTTGCTGGAATAGTCCAATGTGCCCATTGCGCTAACCGTGCCTTTGAAACCTGTTGTTGCCATTTGAATGGTATGCACTATACCTCTGTCATTTTTAATAATATTACCTTGCAATGGTCGACTTGCAAAGAAGTTTCCACTTGGGCTAGAAATTTCTGTAAATGAAACTTCTGTGCTGGCGTTGAATGTTGGATATGCACCATCTAGTAGTTCAACTTCCATAGCGGCTGCTCTGTTGTTATCTACATATAATGCGCTGGCTAAGCCGTCATTGTATACTACTGCGCTTAATTGATAAATGCCAGGACTTAAATCCATTAGGTCGTAGGCAAATAAAGTTAACTCGCACACACCATCTTCGGGCCGTGTAATTTCTGCCCTGCGTTGTATCAATAACTGACCCGACCTAACTTGCATAATATTAACCATAACATCCTTGCCCTGTAGTTTAACGGGCTTACGATCTTGATTTTTTACTTCAAATCCTAAGACGTTATCTACGCCTTTGTATATGGTTTTTCTGGTCGTATTGAATGGCATGTTAGTTGTCCTGCTGTACCCGCTGGCTTCTATTAGAACAGTCCTCTGTGGGTATGATAAAAGTTGAATGGTATCGCTCATAGTTATATTTATACTTTTTTTGATTTGAATATCGGGCTAAATACTCCAGATGGCGACATTTGATGAGATATTAGAGAAATTTCCATTTCTCAGCCTTTGCAAGCACGGTGATGACGAATTAGTAGGAATCATCCAAAATTATACCAATACAGTTGTAAGCATCTACGTTTACAATTATATACGCACGGTTGACGAAAAGCAAGAATTCCTAGAATTAGGTGAAGAATGGTGGTGGGGCAGTAATCGCGTGTTACCCATCAACCTTGTTGTAGGTCCTAAATTTAAAAAATACAGCGGATATTTACGCACGTATAATGTCAAGGACTTTGAAATAATGCAGGGCACGCCTGTTAGCTTACAAAACATAATCACAAAAAGAATTAAACGTCGTCAAATCCAGCTGGTGCAAAAACTATGACGACTGCTTTAATCTACACATTAGTTGTTACTCAATTAACCATCATGTCTGTGACTCTTTACCTGCATAGGTGTCAAGCACACAAAGCAGTTACATTCCACCCAATCCTTTCTCATTTTTTCAGAGCATGGTTATGGCTTACTACTGGAATGATTACAAGGCAATGGGTAGCAATACATCGCAAGCACCACAGATTCAGCGATCAAGAAGGCGACCCGCATAGTCCCCAAGTCTTTGGCATTTGGAACATCTTATTTCGAGGTGTTTATTATTACTATGTTGCTGCCAAGGATCCTTCTACGCTATTCGGCTATGGAAAAGGCACACCTAACGACTGGATAGAACGTAACTTGTATACGCCGCAT